GTGAGAAACTTCAAGGTGTAGTAGACGGTAATGTTAAACGTCTTATGGTATTTCTTCCTCCTCGTTCTTCTAAGTCACTAATCTGTAGCAAACTATTTCCTGCATGGTACATTGGTAACTATGCTAACCATGAGATTATGTCTGTATCACACAGTGATCAGTTAGCAAGTGACTTTGGTCGTACTGTTCGTGATATTGTTAACACAGAGAAGTTTCAAAAGATTTTCCGTGGCGTGTCTTTGCGTAGTGATGTTAAAGCAGCAGGTAAATGGAAGACTAACAAGAATGGTTCATACTATGCTGCAGGTGTAAGAAGTCAGGTTGCAGGTCGTGGTGCTCACGTAGCACTATTAGATGACGTTATGTCAGAAGAAGACAGCTTCAGTGAAGCAGGTCGTAGATATATCAAAGAGTGGTATCCTGCAGGTCTTCGTACTCGTATTATGCCAAATGGTGCAATTATCATTATCAATACAAGATATCACTATGACGACTTATGCGGATGGCTACTAAAGCAAGAATCATCAACAGGAGAACAATCAGTATATCCATGGGAAGTAATTTCTATTCCTGCATGGCTTGACGAACCAGCCGCCGAATTGCTAGGTTTGCCAGAAGGCACATCATACTTTCCAGAGTGGAAGTCTGATGAGATGCTACGGCTAGACGAGCAAGAGATTAGAGCATCCAATGGTGCAAGATATTGGAATGCTTTGTATATGCAAGATCCAAGTCCTGATGACGGTGGTATAATTAAAAAGAAATGGTTTAAATGGTGGGAGTATGAAGATCCACCGCCATGTGATTTTATTATACAAACATATGATACAGCCTTTAGTACTTCAAGAACTGCAGACTTTAGTGTCATACAAACATGGGGAATATTTCAAAGTTTTGAGGATGATGGTTATGATGGAGAAAGTGTTGTTTCTAATATTATTCTTCTTGGTAACACAAGGGGAAGGTTTGAATATCCTGAACTAAGACGTATTGCACAGGAACTATATCAAGACTTTAGACCTGATGTGTGTATTATTGAAAAGAAAGCATCAGGACAGTCACTCTTACAGGACATGCGCAGAGCAGGTCTTCCTGTGTTAGACTATCTTCCTGATAGAGATAAGGTGTCACGTGTCTATGCATCTACGCCTTTAATGGAAGCAGGTCGTGTCTGGCTACCAAAGGATCGTGTATGGTCAGATGATCTATTTTCAGAGTGTATGTCCTTTCCTAATGGAGCACATGATGACCAAGTAGACTGTATGACTATGGCAATCCATTACATGAAAGACAGTTGGAACTTGTTACATCCAGAAGATCCTAACTGGGAAGATGAACCAAGAACAAAAAAGAGGGTTGCATATTGGCGAACATAATTATATAATATGCGTATCGGTTAATTTTATCAACAGCAGGGAAAAACAATGGCGGTAGAAAAAAATCCAAATGAGCAAATGGAACAGGAAACAAATGTAATTCCTGTTGATTTTGCTACAATGAATAATGAACAAGTAAACTTTGAGATTGATCCTGACACAGGTGAGATTGAAGTTGAATTTAATTTTGAAGGTTCATCTATGAATGAACTTCCAGAAGATAGTGAAGACGAATTCTACGAAAACTTAGTTGACACACTTGACGAAGAAACATTGTCAACTATTGGTTTACAAATCTATGATAATTTTGAAGCAGACAAAAGTTCACGATCAGAATGGGAATCCATGTTTGAGCGTGGCTTTGATTTGCTTGGGCTGAAGTTAGAAGAAACAACTGAACCTTTTGAAGGTGCAGCAACAGCCGTACACCCTTTGCTGATTGAATCAGCAGTTAAGTTCCAATCAAGGGCAAGTCAAGAACTATTCCCTGCTTCTGGTCCTGTAAAGGCACAGGTTCTTGGTGATATCACTGAATCACGGCAGCGTCAGGCAACAAGAGTTCAGAATTTTATGAACTATCAATTAACCGAGCAAATGCCTGAATACTTTGACGAGTTTGAACGTATGCTGTTCCACTTACCCTTGATTGGTTCAGCCTTTAAAAAGATTTACTATGATGCATCTATTCAACGTCCTGTAAGTGAATTCATTCCTATTGACCAGTTTTATGTGTCTTACTATGCTACAGATCTCCGTCAGGCAGATAGGTATACTCATGTGTTATATCGTAGTCCTGTAGAGATGGCACGTCAGATTGGTGCAGGTATGTATGCAGATATAGATCTACCAGATCCTTATCTACCCGATCAGTCTGCTCTTGCAGAAAAGATGGACAGTGTTCTTGGTCTTTCACCTGCGTCTGATACAGACATGCAGTATGTGTTACTTGAGCAGCATTGTTATCTTGATGTAGAAGACCTTGGTATTGCTGCACCTTACATTGTAACTATTGAAGAATCAACACAAAAAGTTCTTTCCATTCGCCGTAACTGGAATCCTGATGACGAAACCATGCAAAAGAAAATGTTCTTTACGCATTATCGTTTTGTTCCGGGTTTTGGTTTCTATGGTCTTGGTCTTATTCATTTCCTTGGTAATATTACTATGTCTGCTACAGCAGCAATGCGTAGCCTTATTGATGCAGGTCAGTTTGCAAACTTACCCGGTGGTTTCAAAGCCAAAGGTGTACGTATCGTAGGTGACAATGATCCTATTGCTCCCGGTGAATTTAAAGAAGTTGAAGCAACAGGCATGGACTTAAATAAATCTATTGTCCCTCTTCCATATAAAGAACCTTCACAGACATTATTCCAGATGTTACAATTTCTATCAGGCGCAGGACAAAAGTTTGCAGACACAACAGAACAAGTTATTACAGAAGGATCTAACTATGGTCCTGTAGGTACAACAATGGCACTACTTGAAGCATCAAGTAAATTCTTCAGTGCTATTCATAAACGTCTTCATAAATCACAGAAAGACGAATTCCGTATTCTTGCACGTATTAATAATGAAAGTTTACCACAGGAATATCCTTACGATGTTCCCGGTGTGTCAGAAACAATTTTCCGTGCAGACTTTGATGGTCGTATAGATATTATTCCTGTTAGTGATCCTAACATTCCTTCATCTGCTCACCGCTTGATGATGACACAGATGGCAATGCAGTTGGCGCAGACTGCACCACCCGGAATGTTTAACATGGAAGAACTAAACCGTACACTGCTTAGTGCTGCAAACATTCCTAATTTGGATCGTATTCTGCCTAACAAACCAGAAGCACAGCCTCTTGATCCTGTAACAGACATTGAAGCAGCAACTAAAGGTTTACCTATTAAAGCATTTGCAGGACAGAACCATGATGCACATATTCAGATTAAAACAATGTTCTTACAAGATCCTGCCAATGGTGGTAATCCAATTATGCAACGTGTTGCTCCTGTGCTTCAGGCAAATATTCAAGAACATGTTGTAATGAAGTATGAAGAACAAGTCAATGGCATCACACGTCAAATTATGTCGCAAGCACCACAGGGTGATCCTAATCTGCAAAACCCTGCAGTTATTGAGCAGATTATGGCACAAGCAGCACAGCAAGTTATGCAAGCAAACATGGCAGCTGCACAACAAGGTGGTAGCCCAGAACAGCAAATGGTACAGATGGAAGCTGCACGACTTAATATAGAACAACAAAAGGTACAAGCGCAACTAGCAAAAGAAGCAACAGAAGGTGCTTTGAAAAATCGTGACCTTGATCTCAAAGAACAAAAACTTGCTTTGGATGCTTATAAGATAGGAGCAGAAGGAACTCTGAAAGCAGATGAAAAAGAGAAAGATCGAAATACAAAAACGGCAATCAAAGCTGTTGAAATCCTTGCAGACCTTATCAAACAAGAAGATAACATTAAAAACTCCGAAACGATTAAAGCGGCAGACGTAATTATGAAGATGATTGATCAGGCTAAATCTGAAAGGGGAATGTAATGTCATTAGTTAAACTTGCAAAAGTAATTATGAAAGGTTCTACTAAGAAAAAATATAATCCTTCTAAAAATATAACATCTAATAAACTTATTGATTCTGTAGATATAAAAAATTTAAATAAAAAAGAATTTGAAAAATTATATCCAGCACTACAAAAAGAATTTGATGAAATACAAGTATTAGGTGACATTTCAGACGATAAAAAATATGTAAGAAAAAAAATAGATTTTTCTAATGCTTTATATAATAAAAAATATAAGGATAGTTTTGAAGAGCAAGAAATAATTGAAGAATATGGAGAAGAAGGATTTGAAAAATTTTTATCTAGTTTTACTGATGATTATGATGCAGCTTTAAATCGTTTTTTAGAATCCCAAGGTTTTAATGAAAAATTTTTAAAAACAAAAGATGGAATTATATCTTTTTATGAATTAGCAAAAAAAGGTTTATTTTCAAGATATGGTGATGCTGCTATAAGACAAAAATATCCCGAATTAAATAATCCAAAAAATATTATAAATTTAAAAGATATTTCTGATCGTTTAATTAAAGAAGAACCTTCTAATTTAAAACTTGTTCCTAAATTTGTTAATGAAAGAAAAAAAGGTGGTTCTATTGTAGAACGTAATCCTTATAACTATGAACCAAAAGGTATTTAATTATGGCTGCTGGATTACAGAGTGTTGTAAAACTTTTAACTAAAGGTGCAGCTAAACAATCTGCTCCTATAGCAGAACGTAATTTAAAAAGAGTTATGTATACAAATCAAGAGCGTTCTGGTCAAATTGGTGGCTCTTTTAAACCTATTGAAGGATTTGATCCTGAACTTAAAAGACCTATAGTTGGAGATGATATAACAAATTTAAATAGTTCTTATATTGAAATAGAATCTCCTGCAGGTGCGGTTTTACGTAAAGATGCTAAACTAATGGTAGATCCTAATGTAGCATCAGATATTCCTGTAGGAAATTCAATTAAAGGTTCAGTAACAGTAAAAGCAAATCTTATTGATTCAGGTAATGGAGCAAGATGGTTTTGGACTAAAGTTCCAGAAGGCTATCAAGATAATGGATTTTTAGTTGCTGTAGAAGGACCATCTAAAAAATTTACTCCACAAGGTGAAGGCCATGCCTATACTCTTAAAACTATTTATGAAAAAGGTGGAAACCTTACAGGATATGATAAACGTAAAACAGAATTTAAAGGAATGTCTTTAGAAGAAAGTGAAGCATTATTAGAAGAAAAATTAAAAAATGTTAAAGGTAAAGACCGTTCTAAAATCCGAGAACAATTAAGAGGGCAAGCCCCTCATGGTAGACCAACTACTATAGGTATACCAGAATTTGGTCCTATTATAGGTGAAATACAAATGGGTAAAAAAGGAAAAAAACATCCTGTTTATGAATATATTATTATGCGTAAAGAAGGTGGTAAAATTGGTTCTATTGTAGAACGTAATCCTTATAACTATGAACCGAAAGGTATCTAATGCTCTGGGAAGAAATACAAAACTCTCTTCAAAAAGAAATTGAAGGATTAAAGAATTCGCTTGCATATGGTAATGCTTCAGACTATCATTCGTATATGAACATCGTTGGAAAGATTTCAGGACTAGAATGGTCACAGCAAGAAATCAAACGATTAGTAAACACAATGGTATATGAAGATAATGAAGAGGAGTAATTATGCAAGTAGTATCTATGGGAAACGCAATGAAGAATGACGAATGGATTTCTGCAGAAGAGCAGCCAGATCCAAAAGTGCTTCCTAAAGTTCCCGGTTATCATATTCTGGTACGTCCTGTGTCTGTAAAATCTCAGACTAAGGGCGGTATTATTTTACCAGATTCAACTAAAAATGACATTGCTTATCTTACAACTGTAGGCAAAGTCCTAGCAATTGGTGACACAGCCTATGAAGATAAAGATAAATTTCCGAATGGTCCTTGGTGTTCTGTGGGAGATTATGTCTGTTATGGAAAACACACAGGTCAAAAGTTTTTTTACAAAGGGATACGAATGATCCTTTTGTTTGATGATCAAATTTCTATGGTTGTTGAAGATCCAACAGAATTAGATCCAACTTTTAATCTTTCTAATTAAAAAATTTAATATGGCTGTTGTATATTACATTTAAATAATGTATTATATAAACAATGCGTAATCCGTCAGTTTCGCATGTGACGTTAAAAAGGAGAAATAAATGTCCGAAGATAATAATGAATGGGCTACGGTAGATACTTCCAATACCGTTAAAGAGGAAGAAAAAATTGAATTTGAAATTGAAGGACAGGAAGAAGAACAAACTGAAAGTCCAACACAGCAAGTTCAAGAACACATAGAAGAAGAAAAACCTGAACAGGAAGAACAACAGTCTGGCGCACAGAAACGTATTCGCCAACTAGTTCGCCAAAAGAAAGAACGTGAAGAACAAATTCAAGAACTTATTGCACGGCAAAAAGAACTTGAAGAACAATTGAAAAATAAACAAAAAGAAATTGAAACTTCAGTTGAAAAAAGTTTTGAAACAGCTGAAACAAATATTAATAGTCAGATTGAAATTGCACGAGATGCATATCGTCAGGCTCTTGAATCAGGTGATACAGATAGAATTGTTCAAGCACAAGACTATCTTTCTAAGGCACAGAATGAAGCAACTATGCTTCGTATGAACAAAGAGCGTTTTGTAACAGAACGTCCAGTTCAAAAAGAAGAACCTGTTGCAGCAACTGCTACTCAAAACATTCAACCTGTAGAATATGATAGGTTAGCGGTAGAGTGGGCAGGACGTAATGCTTGGTTTGGTCAAGATTCAGTCATGACAACTCTTGCACTGGAAATTGACAATGAACTAAAAAGCGAGGGTTATGATCCTTCGGAACAAGAGTTTTACCAAGAAATTGATTCTAGACTTCGGCAACGATTTCCAGATAGATTTCAAGGTGGACAATCGCAACGTCAACAGGAAACGTCATCTCCTGCCCAAGTGGTTGGTGGAGCATCACGCACTTCAACATCCTCTTCATCTAACAAAAAAGTCAAACTGTCTAAAGAAGACATTCGATTGGCTGATAAATGGGGAATACCACTGGAACAATATGCAGCTGAGAAATTGAAAGTGGAACGAGCCGATGGTGAGTACACTTCAATTTATAAACAGTAATTAGCGTGGAGGAATTAAAAATGGCACGTAATATAACAACAGCATCACGTAGTGCTGAATCAAGGGAATCTAACACAAGAGAAATGGATTATGAATATCGTGAACCAAGTCTTCTTGATATCCCAGAATCTGTAACAAATCGTTTTGTCGATCAAGGAATGAAACTTCGTTGGATTAGAATGACTATTCGTGGTCAAGAAGATTACAACAATATCGGCAAGAAGATGGCAGAAGGTTGGGAGTTTGTCGGAATTGAAGAAGTTCCTGAGATGCAGCATTCGTCCATCGTGAAGGACAACGGACGATATGAGGGTACAGTCTGTCGTGGAGATCTGGCTCTAGCAAAAATGCCTATTCGTAAGGCAGAAAGTCGTCAACGGTATTTTGAAAATCAAAGTAGGGAAATGGTAGATGCAGTTAATGCACAACTTATGAACCAAAATGATTCTAGGATGCCAATTCGTAACAATAGTAAAACTCAAGTTACTAAAGGACGAACACCTAAATTTCAAGATTAATTTAGATTCGGACAAGGTGCTTGAAGTGCAATTTTTTTAATAAGGGAGATTAAACAATGACTACAACTAAATCACTGTTCGGCTTCCGTCCTTCTCGCAAACGAGCAGGTAATGTCAACAATTCGGCTACCAATGAGTATCCAATTGCTTCGGCTTACGCTGCTAACATCTTTACTGGCGATCTTGTCCGTATTAATGCAGGGAATGTGGAAGTCATCACTACTACTACCGAAGTAGCACAGGGTGTATTTATGGGTTGCCGTTATGTAGCCAATGGTGAGCAAAGATGGAGCAAGTACTGGCCTTCTGGTACATCTGCTACTGATGCTTACGCTATGATTGCTGACGATAGCCGTGCCGTATTTGAAGTACAAGCAGACGCTTCTGTGACTGCTGGTGATCTGTATGGCTCACAAAACTTTGCCGTAACACTTGGTTCTGGTTCTACCTTTACTGGTATGTCAGGTCATGGTGTTCAGGCTGCTGGTCGTACATCAACCATTGCGATGGTTCGTTCACTTGATTCAGTAAATGAACCGGGGAATGATGTTGCTGATGCTTTTGAACGTGCATATCTGAAAATGAATGTTCGTATCGTACAGCATACCGACAACTTCCATGATGCAACCGTAACTGCACCTACATCTGGTGCTGATCCAGTATTTTAATTAAGGGAGAATAAACAATGGCTATTAATCGTTCTAGTATTGCTAAAGAACTTCTTCCCGGTCTTAATGCTGTTTTCGGCATGGAATATGGGGAAGTTTCGGATGAACACGCACCGCTTTTTGAAACTGAAAATTCAGATCGTGCGTTTGAAGAAGAAGTGCTCTTCACTGGTTTCGGCACTGCACCTGTTAAAGGTGAAGGCGCAGCCGTTTCTTATGACGATGCACAAGAAAGTTACACTGCACGTTATACCCACGAAACAGTGGCGTTGGCGTTTGCTGTAACAGAAGAAGCTATGGAAGACAATCTCTATGACACGTTTGCTAAACTTCGTGCTCGTGGTCTTGCTCGTGCCATGGCTAACACTAAGCAGGTTAAAGCTGCAGACGTTTTCAATAACGCCTTTAGCGCATCCTACCTTGGTGGTGATGGTGTTGCTCTGGTTTCTGATTCGCACCCAACTATTGGTGCTGGAAATCAAAGCAACCGATTAATTGGTGATCTGTCGGAAGCGTCACTCGAATCCGCACTAATTACTATCTCTAAGGCAAAAGATGATCGTGGTATTCTGATTGGTCTGCAAGCTAAGTCTTTGCATATCCCATCAGATTTGGCATTTACAGCTGATCAGATCCTGAACAGCACAATGTCAACCACAATTGGTGTTAATCCAACCACCGCTGCAAACGGTGCAACTAACACCAACAACATCAACGCCATTCGTAGCCAAGGTCTTGTACCGGGTGGTTTCTTTGTTAACCGCCGCTTTACCGATACAGATGCTTGGTTCATTAAA